TTTTTACGCTCCACCAGATCGGCGAAATCGGCGGCTTCGCCCAGTTGGCCGGCCAGCTNTGCAACTTCGGCCTCGATACGGGCGGCAACTTCTTCGATGCGGAAGGGCGCGCTCATATGAAGCCCTTCAGGTTCTGCTCGGTGAAGGGACGCTCGCGATCGGTCACGCGCACGCCGCTGGCGCCGGTCCCTTCAGGCTCCACCCCTTCGGCGGGCAGGCGGATGGTGCCGGCCGCGATCTCGCGCAGCTGGCGCATGGCATCCTTGTAATCTTCGGCAATCTTGGCGTCGGGCTCGTAAGTATGCAGCTTGTAGATTGCGATCGCCGCGGCCAGATCCGCCAGCAGCGGCGGTGTATTGGCCAGCGGCAGCTTGTACCGTCCGGCCAGATACCCATCGATCGCAGCGTCTGTATCGGCGATCGCGCCATCCACCACGCCGTCATCGACCACGCCCGAACCGTCGCGATCGGCGAGCTGCAGCAGCAGGTCAGCGCCAAAGCGCGCGGTCAGTTTGGCGAGATCGGTATAAGACATCTGTCAGGCGCGGCCGAAAACGCGCTGGCTCAGCTCAGCGAGCTGTTCCGCATCGGCATCGAAATCGGCGTTCGAGCCGACCAATGCATACAGATCGGCCGCGGCCTGGCGATCGACCGACTGTTCGACCCCGTCCGGGTATCGGATTGCGCATGTGAGCTTGTCCTCGCTCAGTATGGCAAGGATGCGCCGCATGCCATCGATGTCCTTCACGAAGCTCGCATCGGTGAAGATGGTCGGCTCCTTACCAAAGCGGTAGCCACCGCGTCGGAACCCCTTCTTGGGGCCGGTTACCACCAACACAGGAACGTCGTGTTCGGCGACCGAGAGCTGAGCAGTCGCTCCCGGTTGTTTCTCTTCACCTTGCGCATCCTTCCGATCGGTTGATGCGGTCGGCGCCTGCTCGCGAGACTCATCGGCCTGCGCCGCCGACGCGCCTGCCGTGCCAGCGGGATCAGCAGCATCGGTGCCCCAGGCCTCCGATACCTTTGCTTCGGCTTCATCGTCGGATGCGGCCGCACCCTCGGTTTCAGCGTCGGCCCCGCTGGCTTCGTGAATTCCGGTGTTTTCTTCGTCGGCGTCCTTCAACTTCTTCGCTGCAGCAATCCAGTCGGCGAACTTCGCGCCGGAGGGCATGCCGCTCAGCGCCTCGAGCGTTGAGACATCGGCCAGTGCAAGGGCGGCGACGGTCTTCATGCCGGCCACTTCCAGCTTTTTCGCTGTGGCCGAGCCGATGCCGTCGATGTCGGTAAGCGTTGCGGGGGTGCCCATCGTGGTCTCCTTCAGGTCCTTTCGAAAGGGGCGGGCTTGCGGCCCCTTTCGAAAAGACCCGCCGCCCGAAAGCGGCGGGCCGATCGCCTAATGGCGTGTCACTCAGGCCAATCCGGCGCGGCGGGTTTCGAAGATCGAGCGCGGATAGGTCTGGATCATCGGCAGGTGAGCCGAGGCGAACACCGCGCACACCGAGAATCCCATCGCGAGCAACCCCATCGCAGGGCCAGCGATCAGGCCGGCCGCGAGCGAAACCAGAGCGAGCATTCCATATTTGATCAGTTTCATTGTCTTTCCTTTCGACGGATTCAGGCGAGCCAGGGAACGACCAGCAGTTCGGCCGTGCCCTTCCATTCGTTGGTTTCGCCGCCGGCGGCGTTTTCGCTGTTCAGGATCTTGCGGCCGGCGCTTTCCAGGCTGGGCGGTACCACCAGCAGATCGGGCATGATGCCCAGCGGGCGGCCGTAATCGCCCTTCATGCTGGAAAGTGCGGCACGCGCGGCAGCATAGCTGGCGGCATCGAGCGTCTGCTTTGATCCCCAGGCCTGCTGCCAGAAGCCGTAGCCCACGTTCATGCGGGCATCGACGCCGTAAACATATTCGTTGCGGTCGAACACGTTGTCGTCGGTCGCCTTGTCCTTGGCCACCAGCTGGTCGAAATCGCGGCGCACCTGCAGCAGGATCGGCTTGATCACGCGGCGCGTGTCCAGCAGGAACCATGGCGTGCCGGCTCCGCCGCCGGTGTTGGAAACCGACTGCTCTTCGCCGTTCTCGTCCAGCACCGGGTGATCGGTGTCGAAGAAGTTCTGCCCGTCGTAGCATTCGGTGGCGAAACCGGCCTTCAGCAGTTCCCAGATCAGGCGTTCGGGCTTGGTCACCGTGCTTTCGCCCATCTGTTCGAACAGCAAGGCATAGTGGCCCAGATTGTCGGTTTCGATGTCGTCGCGATCGACGCCGACGGTCAGTTCCCAGGCCTTTTCCTTGATCGCATAATCGTGCTCGGCGATGTTCTGGACCACGCGATCGCCGATCCATTCGCGAACGTCGGGCATCTTGCCCAGCCATCCGTACTTTTGTTCTTTCTGCGTGGCCTTGACCCGCGTGGATACGCGCGGGGCCATCGGCTTGGCTGCCGATTGCTGGCCCTTCTGCATCGAAGTGGAATAGCCGGTGCGCAGGGCGGCCAGATTGGCGCTATTGATGATCATGTCTCAGGGTTCCTCAGTGCGTGATCCAGACGCCCTGGGCGTCCACATCGTAGATGGTGCCGGCGGCGGAACGGGTGCTGGTGCCGTTGGTCAGCGCCACGGTTTCATCGTCGACCACGTAAGCGGTCGAACCGATGTCCTCGCGGCTGATTTCATCGGCGGCGGCGCTGTTGGCGTAGCGGAACGTGCCCTTGCGCACGTCGACCGCCACATCGCCGGCAGACCCGCCGGTGTTGTCTGCCTGCGCTTCGGCGCGGCCCACTGCGGTCAGCGTCGTAGCGACGGCACCCGGCGTAGCGTTGCCGGCGGCATCGAGGCACACCAGCGCGCCAGCGAAGATCTTGGTGGCGGCCGCAACAGGGAACCGGCGAAGATCGCCTTCCTTGCGCGGGGTGTTGCGATCGGCGGAAAGGGCCATGTCAGATTGCCTCCTGTTCGACGCCGAGTTCTGCGGCGCGCGTCTTCTTGAATTCTTCGGGATCGATGCCCATCAGCGCGATCACGCTGGTATCGGCATCGTCCAGTTCGGCGGTACGGCCGGGCACGTCGCGCTGGGCATGCAGCGAAATGCCACCGACCTTCGCCATCGCGCCGATCAGCGTTTCGGTGCGCTGCGGGTTTTCCTGGTGCATCGCGATGTACAGATCGCGCTGGGGCTTCACGCCCACGCGGCCTTCGGCGATCGCGTTGTCGACGAAGCGGGTGGCCGCCTGCAGCGCCTGGTCGGTCTGCATTTCGGCCAGCTGGGTGCTGACGGCGGTCAGCTGCCCCTGCAGCGAGGTGATGATTTCGGTCTGACGATCGTCATTGCCGGCTGCCTGCAGAGCGGTGATGGTGGCGGCGATATCGGCACCGTCTTCCAGCTGCAGCTGCTTGCGGATCGGGGCCAGCGCGCTCTGCACGGCGGTTTCGACATCGGCTTCCTCGGCCGGGCCTTCCATGGCCTTGCGCAGCGCCGCCTCGATCGCGGCATCGTCGGCATCCGTGTCGAGCTTCAGCAGCTCGATAAGCATTGCCCTGAAATCCATTTCGCTTTCCTTCTGATGCAGGGCGGTCAGCCCTTGAAGATTGGGATCGTTGACCAGACTGGCGCGCTTGATCGCCACGATCCGATTGTCCTTGGTGTGCGCGATGACGGGGGAAATGCCGCGATACGCCTTGTCGGCGCGCAGCTGGCGGCCGGTGCCGGTCCATTCGACCTGGCCCCAGATCCCGTCCGCGCGCGCCTCCAGCGCCACGATCCATCCGCGGGCCGGAGCCGACTGACCCTTAGGCGCAGCCAGATCAGTGGAATGGCATTCATCCAGCACCAGGCGATCACCATCGCCCAGGCTTACAGCAGCCAGCGCTTCGTAGTCGTCGACGGTATAGGGCCCCCGGCCGTCGCCCGTGCGCACCGTGCCGCCGCCGGGCAGCAGGTGCAGCCATTCGCTGTCGGCAGCGTCAGCCGCAACATCCCTCAGGGGGAGGGCGGAACACAGGGCAAGGGCGGCTCTCGTCGTCACGAAAGCCTGATTGGCACCGTGCGCACGGCGATGGCATGCCCGCGGCGGCGGGCACTACGGCGATTATCGGTGGGGGAACGGCCTGCGGCGATTCGCCGCGCGGTCGCCATCTGGCTGCCACAGCTTCGGGGTTGCTGGCAATGCGCTTGTGCTGGGCAAGGGGCGTGTCACGCCTATTGCTCGAGCAATCCTTCCAGGTGCTCTTCGGCGATCGCCACGATCTCCAGCTCTTCCTCGTCGGACAGATCCAGCCAGCGCCGCGCCGGGATATTGCCCCAGGGCAGCGGGTTGCCGCGCGCATCGCTGCCGAAGGCACCCTTCGCCGCGCCTTCCTGCATCGTGCGGGCGTATGCCAGCGATGATCCGATCACCACGCCGTCCTTGCTCACGATGCGCTGGATCTGCCGCGAAAGCGCCTTCGAAGGGCCTATGAGAGGGCGATTAAGCGTGCCGTAGCCAAGCCGTTTATAGCGATCCATCGTGGATTGCCGCTTGGGTGCCCAGGGCTTGCCTTCGGGATCGGTCCCGCTGCGAAAGCGCGCCCGGCGCTGTTCCAGCAGATATTCGCCGATATCGGTATAGACCGGCGTCATGTCGTCCAGACGGGCCGCCGCTTCGCGCAAGGCCTTGCGTGCCGCCTCGCCGTTGAGTTCATAGTCGAACATGCCTATATCTCTCCTGGCGCGGATCGGGCCGCCCGGCCAATAACCGGGACCGGATCAGGACGTTGGCTTCGGGCCGCGCTTTTCCACTTCGATGAACAGGGTCTTCAGCGCTATGGTGCGGCGCAGCCGGCCGCGCGCCACCCAGCGGGCCACGAAGGTATCGTTGCCGATCGTCAGCCGCTGCTCGAACAGATCTTCGCCCATGTCCGATTTTCCCGGCAAGCGCACTAGCTCGCCCGCACTGGCGATGCGCGGCAGCTGAGCGAAATCGGCGATCGTCACCGCGCGCTGGTTGCTGCGCCATTCCTTCACAGGGTCGCCATGTTCGCCGCGCACATGGCCCACCGCCGATGGGTCCAGGCTGAAATCGAAGCCATCAACCGATCGGCCCAGTTCCGCCTTGATCGCGCGCGCCTGGTCGCTGCGCAGCCGACCCAGCGTACGCGCGGGTGGCGCGGGCAGGTCGGGCTTGGGTTCAAGCACCTGCGCGGCATAGCGGCGCGTATTGTCTGCGGTGCTGGGCAGCGCGCGATAGCTGTCCGCCAGGGCGTCGGCCGTCTCGGCCGGCAGGCTGTCCATGAAGGCCTTGGCAATCTGATATTCCCAAGCGCCCACTTTTCGCGCCATCGCTTGCACCGTTTCGGAAACGCTGGCGCCGGGTGCATAATCCCAGCCCTTGCCGATACCAGGCGGCGCGCCGGTCTTTGGATCGCGCGTGTTCCATCCCTCGGGCAGGCTCTTGCCGGGCACGCCGCCCACGCGCTTGATCCCGCGTGTCGATCGCGCGCCCACCACATAGCAGGAACAGCCCCAGTCGCTCGGCGGATAATGGGTTTTCCAGAAGGGGTGATCGGGCGGAAGCGGAATGCCGTCCCAACTCAGA